TCTCATGCCCTATATCCTTTTAGGTGCCATTGGCTTTGTCATCGTGTCCAGTATTGTTGTTTCTTTACGGCGACTAAGACAGAATGGCCCAAAAGCAGTTGTCGAATCCCGAAGTGAAGAAGCAACTGATGAGCCCCCTCAGCCAAGAGACACTCGAGGGCCTACTCCAGCACATTGATCCAAGTCCCTTGGTTATCATCTACTTTACGGCAAAGTGGTGTGGCCCTTGTAATCGTATGAATCTTCATGAAATTACAAGTGTCCGTCCTGGGATCACCTGGTATCTGTGCGATGTGGATGACAATGACTATAGTCTGGGGTACTGTGGAGGCTCGGCCATCCCTGCCTGGCTGGCCATTGTAAAAGGCAAGGCTCAGACTCTGTATACGCAGTCCAATACGGCTGCCGTCTGTCAGTGGATACAGAGTCTGTAATCAGTTCGCAAAGAGAAGTCGTCCGCGCCCCTGTTCGATTTCATACACATTCCATCCTTCCATAAACACCCTCAGTTCAACCTTTCGTTGACCTGAGATTGTCTGGACCGGCACATTATTTAATTGAAAATACAGGGTCGGTCGATCCGCTGTTGTAAAATTCACCGTACCATTTGCAACGCGTGAAAAAGGGCGTTGCATGGCATAGATATCCCCTAGATTCCACCGCATTTCACTCAATGTAAATCCAGAATCAATCTCATCTTTGGCATACGCCTGAATATCTTGCCACACAAGGGACGAAAAGGGGTGTTCTCGGTCTCGGCCCGCAATAATGAGCTTCATTTGATTATAGAACTGCCCGTCGGGACTTGAAGGATTTACACAATCCGCATAGTCATTCCGATCCAAGGCATTGGCCGTGCGAAAGAGGGTCATCAGGCGTTCGACCGGGTGACGGGCATCAAGTCGTCTTGTAGACGCTGCGATACTGCTCACATCGAGTGCTGTAAAATCGGGGGGACCAAATGTAAATATATTCTCAAAGGGACGACGGAAAGGGATGGATTGTTTCTGCTTCTGGAGGGAGGCGCGTACACTGGGATCTATGTAGGCCTGTCGGGTTTCCAGAACAATGGTAGGTTGTCCTAGGGATTCCCTGGACACAGGCTGAACGACTTGGGTTTGGCCCGTCGGAAAGGTGTAGCGGAAGGTGGTCGCAAAGGGATTTGGCTTGTACGCGAGCGAATCGGAGACGACGAGATCCTCTAATCGGCGGAGCTTGATCCGAAAGCGATAGTTCTGGACCGGTAGACAGCACAGGGGGAAGCCTCCGTCCCCTGGGGTCTGGAGGCCGGGTAGAGGCAGAGAGAGACGCAGTCGACCAGGAGTGGCCCTGTACGCAATCGATCGAATTGGGTCGTTATTCACATAGACCCCTCCCAGTTGCTGATTGGCCAAGTAGGCCCCGTTCCAGGATCCCTCCGTGGAAGTCACGCCAAAGAGGAGATCGCCTGACCATTCTTGAAGCAGAGCCTGATCCTGGTAGAACTGGATCTTCTCAAAGAGAAACATGCCAATGTAGTTCGTGTAGCCATAACTGTGGCCCGAGACATCCTTAATCCAGTAAGCCGAGTTGGCTTCTACAGGAGGCAACGTGGTCCCGCCGAAGGCCATCGGCATGGGAGGGAGCCAGGAGGGCAAATCGACAAGCAGGTTACACTCTGTTAGAATGTCGCCGTATTTGTCGATTTCTATTTCAAAAGTGTTGCCGAACTGGGGGGCATTGAGGGGTACCGTGGTCCTCCGTTCTTGTAAGAACGGTGTGGTGGATTCATAGACTGAGGAGAAGAGGTGTTCCGAAGAGTCTCGGTCCACCGCAAAATAATCATCTTTTCGTCCTCTTGCAACGAGCTCAAAGAGAGATCCTTGTAACGACGATTGTGGTATGGATGTCTGATAGTTCATTCCCTACTGTTGGTGAGGGATGTAGTTTAGGTTCGGCGTACCCTTTTGGTGCGCCGTCGCCTTTTTACAGAATGACGGCGGCGACCCCCTCGAACTGAAGTCTGTATTTCTTTCATTAATTCTGTTTCAATTCTAAGGGGAGGGAGAGGATATTTTTTACCTTCATAGGCAGGCCCCAAATAGTCGGCCAGATCAAGTCTGCCTTCTGATGCGGCAAGTTCTCTTAAATCTTTTTCATCGCCTACAAAAATCCCTTCAAAGGAAGGGATAAATTGACCAATCGTTGGGTCAATATATATAAATTTTTCTCCATTATTGTATCGTAAGAAGGTATGCCCTAGTCCTGATACAATCTGTAAATTATCTGTATTCATCCATTCCTCTTTTATACGAGGATAGGTATATATAAGTTTGTAGAGTTCACGAGATCCACCACGACAAACACGGGCTTTTGAATTACACATGTCTTTTATGGCAGGATTTGATCCAAATGTATCCCGTATAAAATATCGTAATAGCAATTTCTTACTATTTGCGTTAGACATCCCTATCTACTATCGTTAAATTTGATTTATAAATCCCCTCCTTCCAAGGCAACAAATGAAACTTGTCATTGTCGAGAGTCCTGCGAAGTGTGCGAAAATACAGGGGTTCCTAGGTCCCGAATTCCAAGTTGTAGCTTCTATGGGCCATATTCGGTCTTTGGAGGAATCGTTGGACGCCATTGGTTTAACAACGGATTTTGAACCTCGCTTTGAGTTCCTGAAAGAGAAGGCCAAGGTCCAGAAGGAGTTGAAAGACGCCGCAAAGGGAAAGACAACGGTCTACTTGGCGGCCGACGATGACCGAGAGGGAGAGGCGATTGCCTATTCGGTGGCTCTCCTTCTCAAGCTCAATCTAACAACAACACCCCGTATTGTCTTTCATGAGATCACCAAGGACGCCATTCTAAAGGCCGTGGCAACTCCTAGAACGTTGGCCCTGGATCGTGTCTGGGCCCAACAGGCAAGAGCCATGCTGGATATGCTCATCGGCTTTACACTGAGCCCTCTTCTCTGGAATCAGGTGGCACGGGGTCTGTCGGCCGGTCGCTGTCAAACCCCTGCGCTCAAGCTCCTTGTGGAAAAGGAACGGATCGTTCAATCCTTTAAGTCCTCAAGCAGTTGGAAGATCCGTGGCACCTGGAACAAGTGCGAGTTTGCGCTGGAAGACGAGCTGGAAGACGAAGAGTCGGCCACGAACTATCTGGACATTCGCCGAGAAGGACGGACAGGGGTGGTCATCAGTCATGTGGTTCGCCCGTGGACTTCCGCGCCCCCCGAGCCTCTCATCACCTCGACCCTTCAGCAACAGGCCTCGGCGCTCTTCTCTTTAAGTCCTAAGACGACGATGCAAGTGGCACAGAAGCTGTATGAGGCCGGCCACATCACCTATATGAGAACGGACAAGGCTGTGTTATCGGACGAGGCCGTGAAGGAGGCAAGGGCTGTGGTTGAGAGCAAATGGGGAGTCGCGTATCTCGGACCTGAGTTAAAGGAAGCAGTTCCTGTGAAGAAGGGGAAACAGACAGAAGCTGTCGCCCAAGAGGCCCACGAGGCCATTCGGCCCACGCATCTGGAGGTGGAGACCATTGAGGCCGAAGGGCTTGGACCCAAGCTCTACGGGCTTATTCGGCAACGGGCACTCCAGTCCGTGATGGCAAAGGCCGTAGGGGAGTCGGCCAAGGTTGTCTTTCACTGTGACGGAGAGGCAGAGGAGGAGCGTCTGCCCTGGGCGAATACATGGAAGCGGACAACCTTTCCTGGCTATCAGATTGTGGGCCGCATTGCGGAGCTGGACGAGCCTGATGAGACAGAGGATGCGGGATCGTGGACTTTGGCCCAAGCCTTTGTAGTTGGCACCAAGGTCCAGTGGTCCCAGCTGTCGGCTCAACCTCATGAAACTAAGGCGGAACCCCGTTATACGGAGGCCACCTTGATCCGGGCGCTCGAAAGTCACGGCATCGGTCGCCCCAGCACCTTTTCGTCCCTCTTGACTGCCGTCCAGGACCGTGGCTATGCGGAACTGAAGAATCTACCTGGTCAGGCCGTGGATCTGAAGACCTATACTTTGATCGATCCCGTGAAGCCTCTCGTTGTCAAGCTGTCCAAAAAGGTTGTGGGGGCGGAAAAGCAGAAGCTGGTACCGACATCTCTAGGACTCCAATGTCTAGCGTTCCTGGAGAAGCACTTTGCGCACCTGTTTAACTACAAGTTTACCAGTCAAATGGAGCACCGTCTGGACCTCATTGAGAAGGGCCAGGAGCCCTGGAAGCAGGTGCTCCGTGATACATGGGCCACGTACAAAGACACCTATACGTCTATGATCAAGGCGCCGTCCAAAGAGGGTCTGAATCCGAAGCTCAAGACATTTACGAATGGCTTGAAAGCGGTCATGTCCAAGAAGGGACCCCTGTTACTGACAGAAGGGGCTACCAAAGAGGCCACTGTCTTTCATGGCTGGCCCACAGGGGTGCTCTTTGAGTCCATGACGGAGGAGATGGCGAATGCCTTTCTGGCCAAGGCCAAGGAGGAGGTTCAAGGCGAGGTCCTAGGCGACTGGAACGGAGAATCGGTTGTTCGACGGACAGGGAAGTTCGGGCCCTATGTCAAGGTGGGAGGAATCACCTTGTCCGTGGGGCCGTTGGACACCTTGGAGACTATTGTGGAGAAGCTGGAGTTAAAGAAAGAGACACCCTCCAATGTGTTGAAGACCTTTAAGGAGTATGAGATTCGCACGGGAGCCTATGGTCCCTATATCTATAAAACAACCCTTAAGAACAGACTCTTTGCGTCTCTGCCAAAGGATATACAAGTGGAGGGGCTCACGGAGGCCGATGCGCCTGCCTTGTACAAGGCAGGCCTTGAGGCCAAGAAGAAGAAATTTCAGAAGAAGTAGTAGATGGGACAGATACATCCAACCCCTCGAGAGCCTGTATTGATTGATGATTTGAAAGTGGGGTCCTGTTTTAAATACGTGGAGGGTGGTGGCGATGGGCCGTATAACTATTGCCGTAAACTTGTGAAAAAGACCCATCGACGAAAAGCCAAGTATTATGACTTGGAGACAGATCATGGATCTGAATATAGACAGGAGGGAACGGTCTACAAGAAGTGTTCATGTCCGAAGACCCGAAAGAAGCAAAAAGGGGGCAACAAAAATTTGAAAAGGGGAGGAGGGCGTAGACACAGGTAAGATGTCAAGCCTCTATCGTGTGGCTTGGAAGTGTGTAACAACAAGCATTCAAAGCCATGGATCCTGGACCAGTTATGAAGCGGCAAAGGACTGGGTCGTCTATGGGAACGAGAAGTGGGGCACGGACCTATGGGCTCGTCGGCAAGCCTGGCGCCAAGTTCTTGATGAAGAGGATGATGGAATGGTGATTGAGCACTGGCTAGAGCCCCAGCTTCTTCAGCAGAGTGAACACAATGGCAAACAGAGCACCGCCCCATAGAGTATCGGCAGCGGCCATTCCTAGTTCATATTTTTTCAGAATGGTCATGCTGGTGAAATCGTAGACCGCATAGGTCGCCGCGCCCAACAGAGCGGCATCTTGTACGGAGGAGACCTGATAGACAAGATAGGCCAGGGCCACATAGACCACGATGGCAGGGCCAAGTCGCATGGTCACAGGACTTCCTTGAATGCGTTCAGTCATACCCAAAGCGTAACGGCCGGCGGTTAACAGCCAGACTGCGTCCACTGCCAAAAGAAGAAGTATGGCAAAAAGGAATTGACGGATAGAAGGGATCATTACTACTCAACGGGCCTAAAATGAACGTGGTATGGTTGAAGCAGAGAATGTCAGAGACTGTTCATATCGATGCCTTTCAAACCAATCTACATGGCACCAAGATCCTGTGTCAAGGCCCCTTTGTCAAGGGCAAACTCCCTCCGCTCATGGACAATATCCAGGCCTTGAGAGCCCCTTTTAAACGCAAGGTTCTGTTAACTAACGCACCCTTTTCATTCAATCGGATGTTGCCTTTTTTATACGATGCCACCTTTCAGATGCGAGAAGGTGCCGACTGGTCTTTGGCTTTAACCTATATTCTTCATGCGCCCAAGGATGTGTTGGTAGTGGCGGAAGACATTCCCATTCCCGATGCGGTCTGGGCTAAACTGACGAAAAGCATTACTTTTGTTCACCTTGTGACGGCTCCGTTACGAGCCATTCAGCCCTATGATACAATCTTTTTTGCCCCTATAGATGATATGACAAACACCTATACGGATACGGTTTTGAAAGCAGTAGTCGGAGTATATATGAAGACCTATACACTCAAAGATCTTCGTGAAATTCTCCAGGAATTGCGGGTCGCAAAGGCAGGGCTCGCATGGACCCAGGTCGAGGAAGTGCCGGATGCTCAGAAGGGAACACGGGGGGCCCTCTACTGGTACGATCCAGACATGACCGTCGGAGAAGAGATGTCGAAAAAACAGTTATCAGAACTCTTTCAATGGCTCTCATCTCAATTTAGTTCTTAATTACTTGCCTGTACCAAGAACGGCACTGAGTGTCGAGTGTGTAGACTCGCCAGATCCACTGTAGGGCTTCATGTCCGCCCCCCCCCGAACACGGCGCCGGGTAGACCTGGACCCCTTCCGCATCGCCTTGAAGGTCCCCTTTGTGGGCTTGTAGCCCAACTTGAAGAGGCGCTGAATGGCCTTCTTTCCTGCCGCATGCTTCCTGCGACTCACAATGCGCCCCTTGTGCTTCATCAGATCCCCCTTCTTCAAGCCACCACTCGTGTGCTTTGCTGTACCATGGAACACCTCTGCCTTGGAGCCTGTCGTCTTCATTTTCTCGGACATTTTCTACTAGTAGGAGCGAAAATAGATCCAACCTAAAAAAAATTGAAGTACTTAAGGCTCTAACACTTAGTAACCGTAGAGACCGTTCAATCCATATTCCAATGCCTGGTAAGCGCAAGTATACGAAGAATGAGGCGGGACTCTATCAGTGTCCCGAGTGCGAGTATACAACCGCCAAATCGAGCACGTTGTGTATGCACTTGAATAAGCATGATGAAAAGCGCCAAAATAAGTGTAAGTACTGTGACAAGGTCTTTCTTCAGAAGCAGACATTGGAGAAACACTTAGAGAACTTTTCAGGAAAGGGAGATCATCCTGAACTACGAGATGCCGATCGATTTGAATGTCCTCATGCGATCTGTGAGTTTAGTAGTTCAAATCGAGGCAATTGTAGGACTCACTTTATGCGGGTTCATGTTTCAAAAGAGACAAATGCGCTTCTAGAACGAATAGGGGATGTGATTCACTGTAAAACATGCCATGATACCTTTACGAGTCTGGGTGCCTTCTACTACCACAGTATTGGCTGTATTAGTCTTCCTATCACGGATATACGCCATGCGCTTATGGCCGAACTAAGCTGATCTTTGTTCAAAGCTGAGTTTATAGCTGGATACTGTTCTTCGTGAATTGGCACTGCTTTTTTGACAGTTCATGAGATGGATCTACATAGAATCGATTGGTGGACCCCTTAAAAAAGAGATCTAGTGAGGATCCTGCATCTATGTAGATGTTCTGTGGATTCTTGGCCCATAGCTGGGCAATCAAGATCTTGGCAATCGGTCCGCAACAGAAGAGGAAGAGCTCTCCTTTTGCTGATCCGATCTCCTCCGTGATGTGCCGAATTGTTTCATCGGCCTTCGCATCCCAATCATTCACAAGGAGGGGGTCCAGAAGAATCGATTTTTTAACCGCAAACTTAGTGGATTGGGTTCCTGACCCAATATACGTGAACTGAACCTGTTGGTCTTCTAACAACTTGACCCAGTTACTCCAATTTCCGTTTACTAATACATTGGCAAATGTAGTATAATTGGGATGAAGATGATATTGCTGAATATACCACAGACACATTTCTAGATTACAGCCGTCACAGGGAATTCCAATATGGGCATTGGTCTTCTGGGCCAAATGTATTGCTTCTGTTAGATCTCGTTGAAGTCTACCTCCTGCTGTAAAGGTCCAGTTGTCACAATTGGTCAAGGTCTGATTCTGAAGAACTCGAAACTCTCCATCCGAGGGACGGAGGAGAGCAAACGGTGTCTTGGCCAGAATCATCCTACAAAAGAAATCAAAATCATCCTTCATTGTCTTGCTATGACGCTGAACAAGTACACGGAATCCCCTCTGAATATAGTCACGGTAGGTAACACTCAACGGAGTAAATCGCTCTGTCTCCGAATTTCCATCCGTGCCATAGCCCCAGGCGGTTTCAGGCTGTGAGCCCCATAGCGAGCGATCATTGGGGGGATGCGGGGGTACATAGACAGGGATATTCGCATATTTCTGGAGTGTATAGGCAAAGTGAATATCCTCCCCTGATGTAAGGCGCTCATGAACCTGGGGAGGTTCCCTCACAAAATGGCTGAGCCACTCCTTCTTGAAGAACCAGGAATGTCCTACAATATCGGCCGGCATACTCTCTTCCCTATTTCCGTCCCAGCCATACCGCTTCAAATGTGAATAATGTGTATCGGCTTCAAAGAGAACTCCAATGGTTCCCAGAAGCGCCTCTTTCTGGTTCATGGTTGTCACACAATTCTCAAACCATCGATTTCCAGGAATGGTGTCATCATCAAAGACACAGATATACTTGGTGGGCGCCAGAAATCCGATCAAGAACCGACTCCAGACACCGAAATTATGGCTCGACTGGAAGATACGAATCACAGGATTGGATTTGAAATGTCCCAAGTCTACCGGATTGCCATTGTTCCAAATAAAAATACACTTGGGTGGAATGGTTTGATTCAGAATCGCCTGGATCTGTTGTGCCAACGTATGAGGGCGCTTAAACACATTTACAATGGCAGTAATTTCGTCCATTTTCTACAGAGATACTACTCATAACTTTAGGTTTACTAATTTAAACAATCTAGTTGAATTTAGGGAAGAATGAAGCTTCTTATCTGCTTTGGGACACGGCCCGAATATATTAAACTGAAACCCCTCTTTCAAGTCCTTGACAAGGCTTGCTATGATATCTGCTTTATAGAACAGCACAAGGATCTTGTTATAGAAGAAGAGGTTCGTATTCGAATCTTCATTGGACAAGGGCCCAATCGCCTGAACACCATCATCAGCTCCATTTTGATTGCGGATATCCCCTGGTCAGACTATAGTCATGTTCTTGTTCAAGGGGATACAGGATCCGCCTTTGGATCCGCTTTGAGCGCCTTTCATCACAAACGGACCGTCCTTCACTTGGAGGCGGGGCTTCGTACCTATAACAAACAACATCCATGGCCCGAAGAGTCCTATCGATCCATGATTAGCCGACTCGCAGATATCCATTTATGCCCTGGGCCCGATTCTGTACAGCACCTTCTAGACGAACAGGTGGAGGGGGTGATTCATAATGTCGGCAATACTGTCATGGATGCCCTCTTTCAGACCGTACGTGAAAAGCAGATTGTAGTTCTACCTTCTAGTGAATCTCATATAGTACTCGTAACACTTCATCGACGTGAGAACTGGGCCTCCCTACAGGATCTATTTCAACAGATCGAAGTGCTGGCCCAGGAATACAAGGAGGCCCAGTTTGTGTTCCTGAAACACCCCAATCCTGATCTTCAGCGTCAGGTAGAGACGGCTATGCCCAGTGTTCGCTTACTGGATCCACAGCCCTATGCGGATTGTATTCGACTGATTGCGTCCTGTCGCTGTATTATCACGGACAGTGGTGGGATTCAAGAGGAGGCGGCCGCCCTGGGAAAACGTCTTCTCGTTCTCGGTGAGGCCACCGAGCGAACAGAACTGTTAGAACAGCATGTGGTTCTATGGAAGAACCGTTTGGGGGAGGGATTCCGAGAAGTCTATACAAACCCTTCTGTAGAACCGTGTACTGTGTATGGACGAGGAGAGACTGCGTTGCTGATTAAATCGCTTTTACGTTTTTGAAAAATTTTGTGCCCTTATTATCGTTATTGTATTATTCATATAGTTTATATCTATATTTTTATCCATAAGATGGAAATACATTATAGTTTCAGGCTGAATAGGAATTCCATATTTATTATAGAGATAATATATATTATCTACTATAGAAAGCGCATATAAAAATGTTGATTTAGATGCTATAAATATATAATCTGGACAGCCCTTATCCTCAATAAATGCGTGGCGGGGTTCTTTTGGAAAAAAAATATTTTTATTATTCACCTTATTATAATATTCTTTAGCGAATGTATCAGATAATATAACATCTGTTCTTGCACGAACATAAATATCAATTCCTATATATTTATCAGCAATGATACTTGTCTCCTTCCATAGAAAAATCTGTCTATAATATTGAAATAGTGCGTTATGATTTTCCCCATAGGTATTTATCCAACTAATATGCATTTGTATATTTTTTTTCCATTCTAAAAAGTGGTCATCCTCTATAGATATTGTAGGAATTCTATATATTTTTGCTTCAGGAAAACAGATAGTAAACTCATCAGTATTCTCATGTTCCCATGTCACAAAAATTATTGTAGTAGTATTGTCTGAACTACATAAAGTATCTTTCAAGTTTTTAAATGTTTTAGAAATAGTTCTTGTTAGTCCTGTAAAACATATAAGTATATTCATATTGTTTACTCTAATTATAGCCTTTATATCCTATTCATTCGATGATCTCTACCCCATGCGTCTGTGGTATTTCCCCACTCTGTATGATGATGGGTCCAGTAGAATTCTATTTTATTTTCAATAAGCTTATCTAATATAAAACAGACATCCGATTTTACATCCTCATAGGTTACAGGTGATTTCTTAAAATAGGCCTCTTGTAAGAAGGCTTCGGGGGGCCTAGGATCCTCATCCTGTTGGGAAGAGCTTCGATATCTATAGAGTACATCAATAGGACCATACATCATATAATCTAGAATATACCCATGTGGATGATAGGGGCCGACATGATGAAACCAAGAAATGCCAACCAGTTTCGTTTCGCTTTCAGAGGCGCAGATCTCTAGTAGCTGTCCCATTTGTGGACAGTAATTATCAAATCGGAAAACCAGCGCATGTGTAAACCCTATTTGTTTTGCGAAGAGAAGTCCATTCTGAATGGTTGTATTAGGAAAATTTACACGCTTTTGTAGGGTTGGCTTTTTATTTAATAGAACATGGGGTGTATACTGTTTTAATTCTTCAATTGTGGCTGGATCTTCATCCTCCCATGTAGATATAATCGTTGGGATATCTGTGATCTGTTTTATAACATAGGGCACGCATATCGTATAGAGCGGGCCTTCCAGCAAAAGGCATTTCATTTCTAATTATGAATAATATAAAGACATTTTAAATTGTCAGTATTAGTATGAAATGCGCTATTGCCATTCGAGGCAGACATGATATCGTCTATTATAAAACCTCATTCACTAATTACACGGATATGTTATTCAAACCACTGAGAGAGATGGGATGGGATCTGACTGTATTTCTATTAACGTATGAGAGTCCTCATGTCACGGATCTTTTGACAGATTACAACCCTGCGAAATCACTCATACTACCTTCCTCTGAAATGAATCGGTATGATACATGGACCCGACAGCGGTTTTGGCATGGCACCTCTATTGAAATGATACATGCGTATGAGAAAGAGAACACTATGCAATTTGATTTTTTTATAAATATACGTTTCGATTTAGCACTTACACCAAAACTATTTCAAAGCATTCAGTCTGATAAAATCAATATCTGTTATAAACATCCAAGTGGTAATTGTGATGATAATTTTTTTCTCTTTTCCAGAGCCCATTTTGCCAATTTTAAAAGTGCTGTAGAGGAGTTAATTAAAAGGGGAAGTATAACACATGAAATATGTCGTTTTCTACCAGAGGGGAGTATTCACTATTTATCGATTGTCCCCCATTCAGGAGGGAGTCAATGGAAAGAGATATTTGATATCCTTCGAGCCGTCTAAAGTGAAATCTAGTGTTAAGAATCTAATTAGACCTCCACCTAAAGTGGAGGCCTAATTAGATTCTTAACGGTATGTCACGAACCAAGTGTATTCTTTGTACAAGTGACAATATCTATTTAATGGAACGAAAAGCCTTCCCTATAACAGCGAGCCCTCCTGATGGACCCTATTCATCTGATGTGTTCCAAGATCAAGTCTTTTACAAGTGTTCCAAGTGTGCCAGTATTCAGTTGGTCTCTTTAATTGATCCAGCCACTCTATATAAATCTGCCCACAACAATACCACGACGACTCCCACCTGGTCCGCACACCATGCGCAGTTTAGTGAGTTTATAGGAACATCAAGTCCTCTTTTGGAAATAGGAGGACAGGGTCTCTTGTACACCCTTTTGACGGACAGGGGATACACGCACCCCTATACGTGCTTTGACATCTGCAAACCAACTCATCCGAGACCAGGAATCACCTATCAGCTCGGAAATTGTGAGGAGTTTGATTTTACGGGACACAAGACGCTCGTCTTGTCCCATGTGTTTGAGCATCTGTTTCGTCCCAGAGCCTTTGTTGAAAATATACATAGATCAGGTGTTGAATCCGTGTATATATCCATACCCAATATGGAGGGGCTTATTGATATATGTCCCTTGAATATTTTACATAATGAACATACCTTTTATATTGATCGAACACTCATGGAATGGCTCTTTCATCAATACGGCTATGTACCGAGTAAGTATTGTGAATTTCGTTCTCACTCTCTGTTTTTTCATTTTACAAAATCAGTGTTGCCTCTGTTGCCAACACCTATTCCTGATCGCAGTTGTATAACAGATAGGCTCTATACCTCTATTGTTCAGTACAGTGAACGTATTCGTCAGATCCCTATTGAACCAGGATCTTTTTTGGTCCCTGCCGGCCTTATAGGGCAATTAATTGTCTATTTAAATCGGCCCGAAGAGCTCATAGGATTTCTTGACAATGATACAAGTAAACAGAATGTTCGTGTGTATGGAACACCTTGGCTCGTTTATGGCTTTGATGAATTACTCAAGAGAGATCAGGCAACAATCTATTGTATGGCGGGTCCCTATCAAACAGAACTACTTCAGCAGATCAAATCCTATCAAAAGGATTTTAAGGTCATTCTTCTTTAGTCCGAGATGACATGGAGCTGATGAACAAGTGAATATAAGTGGTATCCAAGGGTGGCAAATCCGACCATAATTGCGATTTCATAGGCGGCACGAGCTGTCTTCTCTTTTTCAAGACCAATATAGATCAGGAGAGGGGCCACAATAATAATGTGAATCGCATTGATCCATGCACTCGAACTATGTGTGGACAAGCGCAGAAAGAACTTATAACTATGATATATAAGCACAAAGAGCCCTAGAATAAATAGAGACCAGAAGGCCCAGATTGGCATATCAGAACGAAAAAAGGCGATCACAAAAAACAGGGGTGCGACGAACAGGATGTGGAAGAGGGCTAGAATGATGTGATGATCAACCATGCTACTTAATCTTGGCCAACATATTGCTCGCGGATTCGAGGGCGGAATCGACCCAACCCTGCCTTACCGCTAAGCTCTCCCCGCAGGCGTAGATGCGATCCGTAACCTGTAAGGCTTTGTCACAGACTCGTTCAGGATTATAGGAACCGGGGAGCCAATAAGTACAACCGTTAGACCACGGATACATCTTGAAGATGTGGGGCTCGGGGATGGTTCGTTCAGGAAAGGTCTTGCGCACGAGACCCATGATCTCTCGTTTGACCTGGCGGAGGCCTTTTTCTTTAAGTACTCGCATCCAATGATGAGCACTCGGTCCATCGGAATACGAGATCATGATGATTCCTTTTGCAGAATTAATAGGAATAATGTATCGGAGTCGATTGGCCACCACGGTGGACGGAAGATCGGAGAACCAGCTATGGCCCTTGTGCTGAGGAAACACGGCGTAGATACGGACAAAGGGGGCGCCTGCTAAATGCTTGAGAATAGGCATCTTGGGTTCTACAGAGGGGAGTTTGCGAAGGGCTTCGCTTGGAAGGGCCAAGATCACACGATCTCCTTCGACCTCTCCTTCCTTGACAAGGACTTTGACGCCGGTGGCGGACTCCTGAATATCACGAACAGGGGTCTTGAGTTGAAGGAGACCGCCCAAGGCTTTGAACTCCTTTGCCAGGCCGTCTGTAAGGGCCTGGAATCCTTCGGCAATGACCATAAACTCCTCTTTTCCCCCGAACTCATTACAAAACGTGTCGAGGGCGATGTCACCTCTGAGCAGACACATCTCGGCCCAGTACGGAAAATGGATCATGAAGGCCTTGGCCTTTTCAGGACCATGGATCTGTTCTAAGAGATCTCCCACCGTGGATTGTTGGAGAAGAGTCTTGGGGAGAGTCTGTAAAGGATGGAGATAGGTCGGAATGAGACTTAAAAAAGGATTGGGTTCCGTATACCAATTGGTGGATCCATTTCCGATGGGATAGGTGTGAAGATCGTAGCGCTTAATAAGATTACGAACATGTGTATTCTTTTCACTGATGCGACCGGCCCCGTCCTCCCACTGAATCTTTGTGCCTCGATACGTCTCTCTATGCGTCAGAACACGCCCTCCTACATAATCGTATTGTTCTAGAATAAGAACACGAGGGGTTGGTTTCCGTTTTAAGAGTTCAACGCCCGCATACAGTCCTGCCGCTCCTGCACCTATAATAATAAAATCATAGGTCATCCCTGCTCTTAGCAGGGAAATTTAGGGAGGAGGATGTGTGGCAGCAGCCAATGTGCGATTTACAAGATCTCGCGCTGCTTCCACCTGGGCCAGCGTGGCGGCCAAGGACGGTGGCTGAAGGCGGGCCGCAGCCGCTCGGATCTGCTCCTCTGCCCGCTTCCTATCCGCCTCGGCCTTCAAGCGTCTCGTCCTCTCCGTGCCATGAACGACCTCCCATCGTTCATTGATCCAGGGAACTGAACAGTTAAAGTGTTTTCCAACTTCGCTCATAGCCGTGAACGAGAAGCGCCGAAGTTCTTCGAGCTCCACGCGCAAACTCAGAATGAGATCGGTGGCCTCTTCTTTCGTATAGGTCTTTCCAATATCGATCCGACGGAAGAGATCGATTGCTGCGCCATTGAACGCATCTAGGATGTCACGAATCTCATTGGACTTCTGTCGCTCTCTCTCAGCACGACCCAGATGTTTCTTCCACTCCTCTTCGGACTGTTCCTTGAGCAGATACTTGACCCCTACCGCCTCGTTGTTTACAGGATCCAGGTGGCGCTCATAGCGATGACGTTCGACATCCATTACGTGCGTACAGATGCGCAGAATCTCCAGAAGCTCTTTGCGATCCTCCTTGGTCGCATTTCGGATACAATGCTGTACGTGATAGGCATTCGGGAGTCCTCCACACGGAATGAAGCCAGGGTTCTGGGGCGCCGCCTGACCCCCCTTGGCCAGCCACTGAAAGTAGTGAGGATTGTGGACAATGCCTGTCTTAATGGCGACACCCGTAGTCCATGAGAAGGGGGTATGACAACTGATACACCACATCTGATCACATCCATCGATCTTGGAAATCATTTCACCACAGGACGGACAGGGTTTGGTATCCTTGCGAATGAGTGCGGCGGTTGCGAGAGCATCGGCTGTACAGGTATGAGGGGTGTCCCGATCGAGGCCCTTGGTTTCAAAGCAGTCGGGACAGGCCCATGTATTACAGAGACCACACTTCCAGGCGCTTGACAAGAATCCATTACACTCGGGTACAGTACAGCGCCGAATGAATTTAGACGCCACGGCTTTGGCCGGCCCCTCTGAATTCTCATCGCGTCCCTCTCGGACATTGCGAATGCGACGGAAGAGTATACCACGCTGTTGCTGAATGACAGTGAGTTTCTTGTTCATTTCCGTTTCAATGATCCTGTACTGTTTCATGAGTGCTTCGTCTTCCTTGGACATGTCGCGGGCCTTGAGTTCTCGTTCTGCGACTACCTGGTAGGTGGGTAGGAAGCTCTTTTCACGATTGACGAGAACTGTTTGGCGATGCGTGAAATAGGTCTTGTTCAGGAAGGTGGCGGAGCAGATGGTGTTTAGGAAGGCCCGTGTCCAAGTGGTGCGACAGTGCATACAATGAGGATCCTCAATGGAAGAACACATATAGGTCTCAATACACTTTGTACAGGCCTTCTTGTGACACTGACCACATTCGATTTCCTTGCGGACCACTGTCGTATAGGGCTCCGCACAGATGGGACAGGCGGGCACCTCCACGACTTCATTCTTGGGCTTGGCTTTGGCCTTTGTCTTGAGCTTTGCGACTGTTGCAACTGTTGTCTCAACAGTTGCTTCGACAGGTGTTTCGACAGTCAGTGTTGCGACAGCAGTTGCCTTCCGTTTGAGACCGACTTTGACAGGAGGTGTTGACATTTTGCTACTGAATATGAATATGAAACTCGCTCAAATTTATTCACGGATGCCTATTTCTTTAGGTCCCTGGATCTTCAATTTTTCTTCCGCGTTCAAATACCATTCATTTTCCCTACGGTCTAAGTGTAGGCAACTACAGAGGTCCCGTAGCTCAATCGGTAGAGCATGTGGCTGTTAACCGCAAGGTCGGCGGATCGAAACCGCCTGGGACCGTTTATAGATGAGGGTTTTACCCTCATCTATAAACGCTGATATGATTGATCGCCCGCGATCAATCATAGGACCGTTTATAGGACCGATTTTAATCGGTCCCATAATCGCTAGCACCGTTTATACGAATGAATGGTACCGCCTAATATAAATTCATTTGAAGGGTAGAAGACCATGTCGGTCATTATCTATATACGAAAA